GGGTGCGGATCCTCATGCTGATTATGTTCAGTCATGAGCTTACGAATTAACGCGCCGTATTGTGGGTGTGGGTCTTCATCTGCACTATGCTGATTCATCAACATCACAGCAATTGGTGTGTTTGGATCAATCTTGATAGTTACGTTTTTTAAATTAACGTCAGTTAAAACAAATCCAAATGTAACAATGGCTACTACGTTTGCATGTAAAGACATGATTGATTGAGCAGCTGTAGTCGAGGCCACCGCAAGTAAAGTGCCATCTGATAGGTAAATACCCATCTCAAACACTTCCATTGTTAAAGTGGGCTCAATACTCATTACAAAACGCAAAGTACCCGTTTCTGTATCTACACCACCGCCGTTAAGAGAAAATCTAGCTAATTCATTTTTAAGAGAAGTTAGGTTTTTCGCTTCTACTGATGCATCAAATTTGCCGGTACCAACAGCAAGATGGGTAAGTTCCCCACCAAAGCTAGCAACATCACCCACTTTATTTAATGCATTCCGACCTGCGTCAGTTAAAAAGAAGTTAATAGCCATAACCCACCCATATGATTTATTGATCTATGGTAGTTATGAAGAATATGTATTTAAGTGGGCAGTTCCATATAACTAATCATTTTCTTTTTCAGCTGCTTCTCTTAAAGCACTGAATCTTGACTTACGTTCAGCTTGTTCACGCCCTTCCGGTGTATCGTCAGTGACATTTACAGTTTCGTAAGCTTCAGTGTAGTGAACGTTTTCCAAGAATAAGAAAGCAAAAGCATCACCGATATCCGGTGATTTAATTCCCATCCGTTTCATTTCATCTTTACTCAAGATTTTATAACGAGCAAAGTCATCAAAACGGTATGGAACGTGGATTAATTGATCTTTAATTTTCACATTGTGTTTCTTCGTTTTTATTTTAAAACGGCCACTTGCGATTGCTCGAGCTAAGCCCACATAAGCTAATGACCGTTTATTTGTAAACTCTTTTCTATTGTCATTACTAAAACATTGTGAGCCCCAATAAACAGGAACGTAGAAAATACCTTGCTTTTTAAGGTATTGGCCTAAACCTTTACCCGCCCCGTTATCATCTACAACCAAGTTAGCATTTGGGTACTGTAAAAGTAGCTCATTAATCTTTGCAAATAGTTCTAAGATATCATCTCTGTTTTTGCATAATGGAATATCTACAACTTCTACACGGCGTGCGCGCTCTCCCCATTGCGCTTCACCCCAAACTTTAGAAACAACAATTACTGAATCGTCACGGCCAACACCACCACCAACATCAACAGTAATGACATAACCGAATTGATGGTCATCAAAAATACTCGCGCCAACATACATTTCTTCGGTTTGACGCTTCGTGATTAAGAACTCATCTGATAAGTCTGGGAATTCACCTAGTACACGAATCTTATACTGAGCATCTTCCCTGCTGCCGTATTTTTGCCGTTGTTCCTGTAAGGATTGTTCACTAACTAGTGGTGACTCTTCCCCGTTAAATGTGAGTGCAATCCAAACACCACCAGCTCGATGACTTAACTTGTGATGAGTCTCATAGAACATACCCGCGTTACGGGTAGGCTGTGAGGTCATTACTGCACGGTTGTCTTCATGCGTTAAGGCACCAAAAGCTACATCAAGTACAGCATCATCTACACCACTGGCCTCATCGACCCAGACCATGTAGTTATCGCCGTGGTTACCAGCTAAGTTTGTAGGTTGATGTTTTGGTGCTGTCTTCGCAAAGACATACCATTTTTCTTTATAGCCTTTGATGTATACGAGTTCAGACTGGTACCCAACATAATCAGCAAGCCAAGCCAAAGGCCCTTGCTTCAATCGTGCTAGATTGATACTGATTTCTTTCCAGACTTGTTTCTTTAACTGCCCAATCTGCGGAGCAGTAAACATCATGATGGATTCATCAAAAAACAAGAGATGCCATAAGGCAACAATACCGGCACTGGCCGTTTTACCAGTGTTATGAAGTACTAAGTCATCTTCACCCAAGAAAAATGGATCTGGATCGAGTACAAAACCGTAATATTTACCTTCACCTAGCTCAGTAACCGATGTAATTTTTAAAGGCTTATGTTCCCCATCTATAAGCCTATAAGATGCAAACTGTTCCCTACTTTCAGGTTTAAGGTTCATATATTGAGAAACAAGCAATTCAATCTTGTCGCCCTTTGACCACCCGTTACCATCGTATAAAGAAATTAAGCAAAGAATATGTGATTTATTGAATGTATGAGCTTTACCATTCTCATATTCAAACCGGAACATTTCCTGATAACCGGTTACTGTTTTAATTACATCTAGTTCTGTCTTACCATCTGCAGCAAGAATTTTATGATTTAGATTAATACGCTCAACTGGGATAAATTCCCCATTGGCTAATTTGATTAAAGTCCCTTTACCAAAGCAACCATGCCCCGATGCTACTGAAGTACGGCTACCATCAAATGCAATAGATTCAAAAAGTAATTCTTGTTGCCATGTGGGTTCGACACCTAATGCTTCTACGGCGAAAGCATAGATGTCGTATCGATAACGCTCACAAAGTTCCCACCATTCGGGAATTTCTTTTAATGGTGCCAAAGCCATACCGTAAAAACACCATTACTTAAAAGATTGAAAAAGGAAGCATTGTTGGATCTACAGCATCTTCTTCAAACTGATTCCCTTCAGTAATTGAAAAGCCTTTGGCAATTTTCGTACTAGCCCAAACAGCTAATAGAATTGCAATGTGTCCATTGTTTAAGCTGCTGCTATCAAATTCTTGCTGAAGGCCGTTTTTATCGACCTTACGGATTTCAAGTACGTTTTTAGGGTTGTACTGGTTTAGCTTCGGCTCAATTTCAATTAACTTTGCTCTGAAACGAGCTTGGTAAATTGAAATCACTTCTTCTAAGTGCTCTTTAGCATTGAAACTTAATTGCCAATTCTGTACTTGATCCGGTGAGTCAGTTACTACAACTGTTTGATCTCTTAAATCGCTTGGTACGGGCAAATTTGAATAAACAGCTGTTTTTTGAATAACAAGCTCACCTGTATCAGCAAATGCCGCTCCAATAAGTCGAATTGGTTGATCCGAAAACCCAGCAACACGGCTGTCTATACGAATAATTCCAGACATTACATTTATCCTTAGCGCCGTTTGCGTTCTAACTTGGTTTGGCATTCAATGCAGAATTTCACGCCACCTAAAGCACGGCGGCGCTCTGGTATTTCTTCACCACATTCAACACATTCTTTTTCAGATTCGCCTTCAAAACGGCATCGGTTTGCAATTTCTTGCTGCAATAAATAATCAGCACTTTCTTGTGCCTTATCGATTAAGTCAGTCATCTATACGCTCAACTGTAATTTCACCTGTTTCTCTATCACCCTTCACACGCTGGTGATCGAGTGATGTGTACTGATCAGCTTGCACTACAACTTTGTCGTTGATTGCGGGCTGTTCCGTTGCTGAGCCGTCAGGTTCATAGCCATTACCTGTGTTGTTGTCGAATGGACCACCGAAACCGATAACGTTAGGTGTATAACCCACAAGCTGAATATCTACAGTTGAGATAGAAAGATTGATTGCTTCGCTTGGGACTGGTGATGGAAAAAGTTCATTTTCAAAAACAGTGAATGTTGAATTAACAACATGATCATTCCATTGCTGAAATGGCACATTAAAACGGCGGTTATCGCTGCTAGACATGTATGCGCAAAACTGCCCAATGACTGAACGCAGATCATTAGGATTGGTGGCAAAGAAAGCGATTTGAGCACGTACAGTTGTTGGCACCAGACGAACCTTCACCCGTTTCTCATCAATGACCGTTTCAATAAAATCAGGCACTGGTAGTAATTGATTTACATCAGGGGGTTGGTCAGTTAACGCTGTTGCAGTAAGCATTACAGGTAAAATCACTTTGGATTCTTCCTCATGCTTCTGGCTTTTTCTATATTCAGAAAGCATTGCTTCTGAATCGTCCATCATCCGTGACGGACATGCTTTTATAGCGTTACCAATGGCTCTCAACTTCCAGTCAGCCGTTAATTGGGTCTCAGGCATATACCAAGCACGAAAATTGACAAGCTGCTTATACCAAGCGTTTTGGATGCATTTAAGCGAATCGTTGGGGTAATTCATTATTACCCCCATACACTAAAGATACTGCCAAAAGACTTTTTCGGCTTTTTAGCTTTTTCTTTTACACTTGGCTGATCCATGGATTGCAGAATTTGTTCAGCATGTTGTTGAACTGAATCAAAGCTCTTCACCGGATTTACCAAACCCGTATAGAGTTCTTTTTTGCGTTCTTCTCTAAGTTGTTGCAGGCGTTTCTGTTTATCAACTTTTTCTGAGAGTTCACCTACTAAGCCTTGAGCATTTCCTAACTCATTTAAAAGTTGAAGTTGGCTATTGATATTGTCGTAGGTCTGTAAGATTTGATCTTCAAGTAATTGGGCAATAATAATTTCAGGTTGTGATAACTGTGAAATATCTGTTGCGCTATCAAAGCAAGAAACAATACCTTCTGGCTCTTCAGGAACAAATAAACCATCAAATAACTGACCATCACCAACATTACTTGCATAATTTGGTTGCGCAACGAAATCAAAACCAAAAAAACCTGTTGGTATTAAACGGCCACCGACATTCTTGTAATTGACTGAAGTGCTAAAACCACCCGCTTGGGCTTTATAATCTTGTAATGCTATCTCACCAGGTTCGTTATCATAAAACTCTTCTCGGTGCTCAACTGTTCCATCCTTTGAAGCACGTAATTCAATTGTTTTAAACGCCCGTGAAAGATATACAACTTTACCTTTTATGATCACCGTTTCAGGCGGCACCATACCATAGCGCTGTCGAATTTGATGACCGTAAAATCCTTGTAATGAATTAGTAGCAACCATTTCTTGTACATGGTCACTGTTGATCAAGTTGACCATTGCATCAACATCGACATTACTTCGATCAACACCGGTATATTTACGGCATCGGTCATGTAAGTTGTAAGATAGAACTTTTGTCTTTCTATTTTTGCTAGCCATAAAAAAGCCCCAATGCTGTGATTGAGGCTATTGTTTCAGTTGTTCTACAGTTGAAATTTAATCAGTTCCAAATCAAATCTTTTGATCAAACTCAATCAATTCCAATAGCTTGTCATGCTGTTTATCTTCAATGGTTGCATCAAAGATGTATCCACTTTTAAGTGAGATAAAAACGTCATAAAAGCTTTCACTAACCATGCCGCCTCTATGTTCACTTTGGGAGACTTGCAAACAATCCATTTGAGATAAGTCAATTAATTGAGAGCAACCACGCTTTCGACAAAAAATACTTAAACGCATACATCACCCCATTACTTAACAAGTGTGCCTTCAACACCACGAGCACGGCGCTCAGCTGTACGTTTATTAAATTCTTCTAGCGCACTTTCCATATAAATAATGGCTTGTTTGTTGAACTCACTCGGAAATTTTTCATCCAAGGTTTTAGTACGGTGAATAAGTACTTTTAACAATGCTTCACTAGTAACCCCATTCACCCCATGTCCTGGAATTGGGCCATCCTGAAAATGAATACTGATTTCAAAATCTTTTGCATTTTGGTTTTCAGGATTTGCTGAAATCTTATAGTAATGGCCCTGAGCATATTCCGTGATGCCTTCAACCACTTCCCCTTTAATAACTTTATCAATTTCTTGTGGTTCTAATTCATGGCTTGCATATCCTAAGAAATGATCAATTAATAAGTTTTCTCCCTGACCATTGATAGGTTCTGCGATTCCTACTAAAACATTGTCTTGAGCTTGTTGCATATAAAAAAGTCCTGAACTAATGAACAGGACTATGAAATCATTTTGTATTTGAGCGCTAACTCAACAGTTCCAATTGAATTAAAGGAAGTTATAGACTGCATAAGGCTTAGCTGCTATTGCCGCTGCAAAGCTTGTGGTGCCTAAATCTCTATCAAATGCCATTGAGTGGACTTTAACGACAATATTGGCTGGTACTAAACGGCGTAATATCGGTGACAGCTCTACCACTTCATTTGCATCAACAGTTTTATCTAAAACAATTCTAATCCGACTTGTTAAGAAGTAATTTGGCTTTTCAAAATCAGACAAATAGGCTGGATATTCTTTTAGCTTTTCCAAGCTGTGCCATAGCCGGATAATCTGAAAATGATCTTTCCCCCACAACATTCGTAAAACAAACTCTAAAAACGCTAATCCTCTTTTATTACCCATGCTGCTCCAATTGGCATAGATAATTCGCATTAACGTGTCAGAGGTGTTATTTCGGCGTAATACAACAAGTCCGTTTTGTTTAGAGAACCGTTCTACAACTGTTTTACTACCGATATGAGGACAACCGTAATCCAATAAATCTTGAATGGACTGCTCAAAGTTTTGTGCAAATACTTGTTTAAATGCTTTAGCAAGTGCGGTTTGCAAGCCCGTACTCACATAGTGTTCATCGATAGGCCGAGTAAAGCTTATAGGGTCCATGTAGCCCCCGAAATATCAGCGGTGCGTTCCAACTCAACAGTAATGCTGTCTTTTGTCACATACACCCACTCATTAGGCTTATTCAACTCATTTGAAAGCATAATGGTAAAGTCACTCATCCGGTCTTGGAAAGCCACAATATTGTCATTAATCAGCTTCCCCATTTCTTGCGTATTAAAGCCATTAACCAGCCAACGACTTGAGCTCAATGATTCACGCCCGTATCGTTCTACAAGTAATTCTTTGATCTGTGTCTTAACCATATCTGTGTTATGTACAGAAGCCAAAGAGCCTTTAATTTTTACTTCAATTGGCTTTTCTACAGCTTCATGTACATTCACTTTACCTTCATACAAGTTATCGCAATAACCAATATACCGACAGATATCTTGTTCTAACGTTGCTTGTTCAGCTGGGTTCTTGGCAACCACCACAAGGTTTAAATGATTAATGTCGCGGTATGTAATGGCAAAGTGTTGCTCTTGCAAAGTTTCATTCCAAACAGAAATAAACTGTGCCCGTTTCATGAATTTTTTACGGACCGCATAGTCAAAGTTACCCAGAAATACAGCATCTTCATCATAAAGCGATGGATAGCTTGATAATAAACGTAATTCAGATATAGCTAACGGATCTACGCCCTCTCTAATCACTCCACCAGCTTTAAAACGCACTGATATGCGTTGTTCATCATTAGAAAGTACATCAAGTAAAGCCGCATCTTTTAAACGATTAACATCAACTTCCCCGTATGTCTCAAGAATTCCAATTATTACCGTTTCATTGGCTTGCAGAGTACGACCAGCTCTCTCAGAATCGCCAAACTCAATAAACAATCTTCTTAGATTATCTGTAGTAACAGTTACAGCATATTCACCTGGTTCAACATTCATCCAGCGCGGCTTAATTACATAGTTATTATTGCCCTGCTTAATCGAAATATTTGCAAGTGAAAGGTCCTCTAAAAGGTCTATTCGATATTTATGGAACCCTTCAGTAACTGGTACAACATATTTAATTTCACGGTATTCACTTTGTTCGGCTATTACTTCCGCCGTTTCACCAGCTTTAACAGTAATGGATTGAAGCAACCGCCACACTCTACCGCCACTATGGTCCTCAATCATTCGCCCTTGACTTAAGCTCACAGCATTTGTTGACCGGTTGATAATTTCAACTAAGTGCTGACACGGCGTACCTATTGGCAAAATGCCTTTATTTGTAGCATCCGCAATAATTGAGCGGTCACGTGTTTTGGTAAATGGTTCAATAGAAGCAATATCGATTTCTGGACCAAATGCAGTCAAAAAACTAGCCATAGAACGCAGCTGGTGAACGACAAGTGGATCTTGAGCTTTATAGCGTTCCTGAATCTCATAATCATCTATCGCTGCTTGGAGCTGGGCTTCAAAATCAGCTTGCGTTAATGTCATATGTCTCACCTGTTACTGATTTACCCAATCGGTCTGCTACTTGGTTAAGATCTATATTCACATTCATGATGCTTAAATGAATATGAACCGTCTCAAATCCTTCGGTTTGTGAATACAGTGCTAATTGGTCAGAGTTAAGCTCAGATAATATTGGTAGATCCTTTTTCATCTTAATGAGAAAACTATCTGCCACCCTCGAGTCTAAAGGTGCCATTAGCAAATCATAAAGAGGTGCACCAAAGTCAGAACCATACTTCCCATTGACCGGATGATTAAGCCAGTACTCAACCATGTCTAAAATTGTTTTAGATGTGATCATTAAGAAGTTGCTCTATTACTGAAAATCATCAAAAGCTTTACTAGTATTGCAGTGCCGATCTGGTAAGTTGAAAAAATGGTGAAATAGATTATGAATATCCATAATGAAACGCTTAATGCATCAAAATATGAAGCAACGTTATAGATTCGCCAATCAACAAGAATAATAGTGATCAATACACATGCCATACTTATGAAATACATATATCTGATTTCTTTAAATAAGAGGCTTATAGGCACATGACGGAATTGTTTAATATACGCAGCTTTATTCTTGCTATTCCATCCTGTAACAACGGAAAGATAAGCTAAAAATGCAAGAATTAAGACAATATCAATACCGATTTGAATTTGCATAAAAAACACCCTTAATAAGAACTATATTAAGGGTATTGCTTTTGTATATATGTAAGCGTGAATGGTTCCATATTTGAAAATAAGAAATGCATGGATTATTATATATACAAAGCCCGCTCCACTTATGACACGAGAACGTATAGGGTCATAAGTGTAGGTTAGAAGATGTCGCAACCCATCTCTAACTACCGGGCTTTTTTTAATGCACTTCAAAAGCTGTAAGCAGCCATGCATTACTACCTTCTCGCTTAATCAATGACGCTTCATGCGAATTAAATACAATATTTATTCTTGTAGATAATCCACGTTCTGTACGCCGTTGTGTACTACCTTGAGCGATTGTTTGCACAATAGTATCCACAAGCATATGCACAACTTCATCATATGTCATGCCATCACTTTCCATACGGCGCTTGATAATATGCTTAATGCCCTGTTTATCACTGCCATACTCAAAATCCACCCAGCCTAGATCATTACGATACATAGCTCTATGCACTGTGGTTTTTTCCATAATGGCTTTGTTCATTGCAGCTTTACCACGTGTGATATTTGCTGTAACTGATTTGATTGGACTCGCACTATCAAATTCAGGCTTTCCCAGTTCGGATTGACCAGCCTCCGAACTTATACCAAGTTGTTGCTTAGCATGTTCAATTTGTTCTTTCAGCTGGTCACGGTGAGCTATTTGCTTAGCTAAATCCTCATCAAGCTTTTGCTCTTGTTCTTCGACTTCTTTAATTTTCTGATCTACAGAAGTACGGCGCGGCGGTAAGCTAACTTTTTCACGCTTATTTTGTTCTTGGATTTTAGATTGTGCTTCACGGATAAGTTTAGCAACACAACTTACGGCGTTTTCAAATGTTGGCTTATAGTCATCACTAAAATCGCCAGATAGAACAATTACTTTATCATTCAGTTCGGCCTTCACTACATCCGCTAATGCACGAATATAAAGTGTAAGCGTAGCGCCACCAGAAAAGAAAAATGCAACTGGTAAAACGCTAACACCAGCAACGCGCTTAATTTTGCGAAATTCTGGTGTAACAATCGTTTGGCCTGTTGCTTTTTCTAATGCCGATTGGATCTTTTTAATGTATGGAGAAGTAGCTGTTATAGCTGCAAGATTAAGACTGCCCATGAAAAATAACCTCATATCAATGAGGTTATCTTCTAAGTAAATTTATTCTGAGAATTAAGTAAGTTCCATTAATTTTCATAACCTTTAAAAGTAAAAACCTGCATATGCAGGTTTTTTACTTAAAATTAATTAGTAGTTAATTTATTTCGGACGTTCGTTAAACTGTGTTGAAACATTTGTAAACCTAATTCAGTAGAAATTTTGACTGGTTCACCATGATGGTATGTTTCAGTATTAGCGTGATAAGTATTGCCATTTCCAACAAGTTGATTTGTTTCAGCAATCTCTGTTTGCAACATTTGTATTTGATTATTAAGAGTTGTAGACATGATAGGCGCTTCCAAATTATGAACTTCTTCTCGTTTAATACTGCAATATTTAACTTCCCCTGCAGTATATTGATCATATTTAATAGCTTCTAGAACAACAGCTATCGCATTAGGGCAATCTTGAATAATATGTTGAGTATGTAAACTCCCAGAACCGATTACAGTAGGAACATTAGTAATGTTTTCTATTGTAAACTCTGCATGGTTTACCATTTTTGAAACTTTAAGGCAAGAACCACTTAAGTAGATCAATGCAATAAAATCGCTGCTAGTTTTTTCTAGTATAGATCTCGGAAGCTCAAATTGTGTTTTATTTTGTAAGATAAAATCAATAAGAGCCTCACTAAAATCTCTCATACAAAATAAACATCCAGCCATACCAAATACAATATCGCCCAAACGTTTCACTTTCCTAAAAGGAATATTTAGAGTAACTTCTGTACGATTCACTGTAAAGGCTATGTCGGAAGCCATGAAATGAGTATCATAAGCTGTTGTTGTCATTAACATAATCCTTAAAACGCGCGCGAATTATGCATATATGAATATTAATTTTCAAGAAATATATGACCAATTACATTGGAAATATCAATAAAATTAATGTTTTTATTTTTTCCGGGTAATAAAAAAGCCAGCTGTTTTAGCTGGCTTTCTTTTTTTCATTTCAGTTATATCTATCTTTTATACAAGGCAGCCAATTCAAATCCGATCCTGCAGCATTTTGATTTTCCGAACCCCAACACCATCCGCCGTTTTTAATATCAACATATAACGTATCTCTTGCTTCACAACTTTCAATTGTTTTGGGTTCATCACCTGAACCGCCACGGCATGCATCATTGAGCTTTTCATATTGGAGAATTTTGTCTTGAATCATATTAGGAATTTCAGAAGATTGTTTTTTTAAATAATCGTTAATACCTTGTATTGATAGTTCACCAGCTTGATAGAAATGAACATATATAATTGGTAACTCTTCAATTTGATTAGTTATAGGGTTTGTATAAGTAAATACATCTGACGGCGCTACAGTGCCCTTAAATGCAATTATGTCGCCTTCTATAACCCTTGCTTGTAACTTTGGATCAAAAATTAAAACAACTAAATTACCTTCGAAATTAGCTTTATTAGCCAGTACCCCATATAAACCAGCTTTTTGATTTATTAGTGGTCGTGAAGATGCTAAAGCTAAAGTGTGATTATCAACCTTCTGAATTGAGTCAATGCTTGCCGCACCAATTAGCTTTGTACCTACAGCATAATCATGAAATCTAATTCCTCTATAGGTTTTGTCATCATTTATTAAAATACTTTGATTCAAAAAATCAGATTCATTTAAAGATGTAAAATCGTAAGTTGCTTCCGCTTTAACGGGTTCTTGCATTGCTGAGTTAGAACCTTCAGCTGGTTGCTCATTATTTTTATTACAACCAGCTAATGCAAGCATAGTAATTAATACCGTTAAATTTAAAGCTCTAAGAGTCATTAATAAACTAACCTTCTAAGTTTCCCATTCCTATCCCACCAGTTAAAGCATGTGCTAGGAATCTATCATTTACATTTTGACCGATATTACCATTATTACCATTAACAACAACGACTTCCTGAGGATTTGGAGTATTAAGTGGCTGTTTAAAAGCTGGTACTTTTGTTAAAGGAGTACTTTTTAGACTAGTACCACTTGAGCTAAGATCCCTTTTTGGAGTTGGTATATGTGGAGTTTGAGAACTTAAAACGCCTGAGAGTTTTCTACTTGTTTGGTTATAGATATTCCCTTGCTTTGGCTCAATGCCAGAAGCACTCTTCACTGTTTTAGCTTCTACATCTTTTAATGTTTTAGAGTTATCTTGCTTATCTGTAAGTAGAGATCTTTTGCCTGCATCAACATGGATATTTTGCGCCATTGCTGAACGTTTCATAGCTTCAGCTTCAACTGCTGCAGGTCTTTCATAATATCGGGAGACAATTGCACCAGCTTGATTAGCGGATTTAGATTGTCTCAACTTTTTACCTGCAGATGATTCATTGTTATTTAATTCCCAGTTCACAAAAGCTAATTGTTCTTGATATGAGGATTGACGAATATCTTTACCAAACTTCTGTTTAAATTTTGCTTGTCTATCAGGATGCCATTGACCAATTCCAAAAGCTTTACCACTATCACCTATAGCCGTATGTTTAAAGCCACTTTCAGCTTCTAGGTTCGCCACAATTCCAGCGGCTTGTTCAGGTGACCAATTCCCGCCTTCCTTACTAGTAAAAAACTTTAATGCCTCATCCCTAGCAGCGGATTGATTGACTGGTTGTGCAACAGTAGCTCCATATTGCGCTACATTAGCATTTGCACCAAAACCCGGTTTATAAACACCTTGCCCGATTCCCCATGTTGGAACACCATCATGAAATGGATTAAATCGGTTGAATTTATCTTTAATGAAATCTAATGTATCACCTGCCGTTTCTTTTACCCCGTCTACAACTTTTGAGGCAGTACCTTTCGCCTGTTCAAAAGCATTAGACGCATAACTTACAAATCCTTTCCAAGCAGTATTAATAATACCTGGTACATCTGCAGCAATTAAAGAATCTGTCCACTCTTTGAAATACGGCGCAACTACGGTTCCAAGTTTATTCCCAATCCAAGAACCAGCCATGCCCCCAATTAAGGTACCAGCTGGACCAATTAAAGAACCGACAGTACCACCAATCACGCCCCCAGCAAGACTACCAACCGTACCGCCCTTTTCTTGTGTGCTTTGTTCATTCCAATCTAATAATGATGCACCAGCAGCCAATGCACCTATTACGGGTAGACCACGGCCAAACTTAAGAAGTTTACCTAAGCCCTTTCCTAATTTCCCTACACCTTTCTTTCCTTTGCCTAGAGCACCACCTAGAAGCCCACCACCAGCAGATAACACGGAAGTAAGCAATTTCCCTAGAGAACCTAACAAACCACCCTTAGACGCCAAATTATCGGCAATACGCTGCAATAACTTTATTTGTTTGCGGTTATGGTTCTCTTGTTCACGAGGTAATGGCTCATTTCGCTTTTTACTACGCATCAATCCTGTTAATGGGCGCAATGCTAAACCAGCAGCACGGCGTACAGGCGAAAGTAAGTGACCAACTTCATTGATTGCATCAACTGTAGGATCTACACCTTGCGGTGAGTTCGGCATTACACCCTTTACCGCCGTGGTAATTGTTTGGGCAACTTTGCTAATAGCGGATTGGTTTTTAACATCATCTTGATTAGAAACAAAACGCCCTTTCTCATCACGTTCTGGTGTAGATGAGCTTACGACCTTATTCAAATCTTCATGGCTATTAATTTCTATAGCTGACTTTCGTGCCTTAGGTCGGTTGATTTGTTCTTTATTTACTGTATTAAGATCATTAACTGATTGCTCTAAAACATCAGCAAAGTCTTTGACCAGCTTGTCTGCTACAACAAAAGATTGAGTGATTGGATTAGCTTTTTCTTTTAATAAATCTTCGAAGTCTAAAGCTGGTCTATTATTGACAGCATTAAGCATCTTTTGAAATTCAGTAAGTTTTGGCTGAGGCTTAGCAAACTGTGCTTTTTGCTCTTCAAAGCTTTGAGTAAGAATTTCGATAATCTTTTCAATATTCGAATCAATCGTACTTACTTTTTTTTCAACTCGTTTCATACCAATAATGAAGCCAAGCTCATCATAAGATAAAACTGGATTATTGTGATTTGAATCTGTCATAACAAAAAATGCCCCATACTGATATAGGGCATTTTGGTTAATTTTTTTAAAATAAAAGCTGCTAGGTTCCTATTGTATTAACTCTCAGACAGGCCATCTAACTTCTAATTTCAGTGTGCTTTGAGTATGAATAGCAGCCACAACTTGATAACCATCTGCTCTTAAGGCGACAGCTACAGTTTCTAACACATTTAATGGGACTAAATTGGGATCATATAATTTGGTTAAAGCGCCTGAGCCTGGATTAGTAGAAATGAATTCGTACACCTGGTCTAGTATTGAATCAGGTGTAGGCTTTGCAGTTTGAGAAGCAAGTTTAGTTGCTTCATTTGCAGTAATACGATTAGATGACATTTGCATAATTCCTATAAAGTTAAAAGTTTCTGGCTATTTCTAATATAGTCATGCACTACCCAAAACACGGGAACTTTTTTTAAAATATGTATTCATATGATTAATTTTCAAACAAAAAAACCCACCATTAAGGCAGGCTTTATAAAAATTTAAGTTCAACTAAATTTCTTTTTGTAAATTTTTAACTAAGTAGTAATTTGCACAAAACGGAGCAATAACGGACCCAATCACAATCGCAAAAAGAATAACAGCTAAAAAGATATCAACTATAGAACTATTTGTTGCTAAAGATATTGGTGCCGCAACATTCTCTGCAAATGAATATGAAAGTTTCGAAACTTCAGGCATTAATAAATAAAAATAGAAAGCAACAATGATCGCTCCCGTCACCCAGCCCCACCATGGAAAACCGTCATCTTCTTGCATAAATACTCCTAATGATTAAAGTGAATTTATTCTACATTTCATTGAAATAGTATATTCAATAAGCACCCATATTCCAGCACATTTTTTCATATTCTTAGTTATCTTCTGGTTCAATTTCACCAGCCTCCACCAACGCAAGTTTACGCTTAAACGCCTCTTCTTTTTTCTTTTTCATATTTGCTTTTGCAATTGCCATTCTTTCTTCAGCACCCGAAATAACAGAACTACGCCGTGCTTGTACTTCTGATTGATCTTTAAGATCATCAACATCTAAGCCCCAGAACATTGCTTCAGTTCGGGCAATGTTAGAAATGCTGATACTTTGTTTAACGTTCAAATCAACCACCTGACTAATCAAGCCCATTTTAAACTTGACGAGCGCCAATTCATCTTCAGTAGGATTATTCAGGTTAAGTACTTCATCTCTAATATGAATAACGCTATCGATAGTGTCTGTAATTAACTCCCCGAGCTTATGAGCTCTAATACGGTTATTTTTGACAACCAATGCTGACTTTAGATTGTTCTCGTTGACTGTAGAACGCCCGCCGTTGTTATGACCACTATTTTTTGAGTTTTGACTATTAAATTCAGCAATATTTGACGTTTTTTTGACAGATTTTTGACTATCACTTTTTTCTGATTTTTCAGTGTCTTGTGTATCTTCTTGACCATTGTTTTTTTTGGTCAATTTTTTAATCTCTTTATTAAGCTCTTGGGCTGTCTTTTTGACTAGAGATTTAGCTTTCTTTTTCCATTTCTCAGCAAGTGCTTTACGGCGTACAACGGATGGCGAAGGCATCTCACAACCGAGTTCTTCGCCAACCTGATTAACTAAACCTTGCCACGTAATCTTAGGAGAAGATTCATAGACTTCTTTTAGCCGGTTCCAAATTTCTTCCGAGTATTCAATCTTGCGAGCCATTAAAGTCTATCCCTTAATCAGTAAATAGACCTATTTGTTTTACTTCAGCTATAGCTTGTTGCTGTAAAGAAGCCTTGCTAAAACGTTTTTTATTTTGGATAAGATCAATTAGAGCTTTTTGCTGTAAATCGTTCTCTTCACGTTGAAAAACATCATCGATAGCCATTTCTAAGTTACGGATTTGTTTCGCACGATTTTGTTCACACTCACGAACGATACGCATAAGAGTGTGAAGTTCTGGTAAAACCTTTTCTTGAATAGATTGATCTTGCGATAAACATGCTTGAATGAGCCCTTTTGAGGCTTCAAGTAACTCAACCGTTAAGGCTTTAGGGAAAGAAGTAATATGCTGTGCTGCAGCCATACTTAATTGAAATGCCATGGCTTGAGTATATTCACTCATCATTTCACCAAGACTGTTAAACAGAATACCAGCTACAGAAGCTGTTTTATCTAGTTCCGGTTCAATCGTAAAACCAAGAATCCAGTCGGCTGAAACACCATATTTTTGACATAGCAAAGAAAGTAATTCTGCATCTGGCATTAACTTACCGTTTTCGATTTCACTCATTCGATTTTTATGTGGAGTACCGAATATTTCTAATGCTACGTCTTCTTGACGTAATTGAGCCATGTCACGCGCCATTGCAAGTTTTCTTCCGATAAGTACTCGACGTTGCAAATCGCTCTTTTTCGCCATTTAAATGCTTCTCCCAGCTAACCAATCAAAATCTACAGATTGTGACAACCAATCAGTTTCATCAGTAAACACGCAAGAAAGCCAGACACAACCGTTTTCACATGGTTCTGCCAGCTTAATTTGTTCACTTATGAAAATATTGTCGTCTTTAAATAACAAGCCATCACCTTTGACACTATCAATAATAAGTTTGGGATAGTTATCAATATCAAATCGTGGATATGTCTTAGCGCTGTAAGAACGAGTTTTAAGTGGTGGTTGAACAATTAACCGTATTTCACAAAGTTGATCGATAGCTTTGAACTTAAGTGCTCTAAACATAGGTCCATATTGTTTTTGAACCTTGTCCTTATACTTTTTAGCACCTACTGAAAGACTATTTCTTTGCTTTCCGTTCTGATCAATTGTAGCCCGCCAAATCTCGTTAGCGCTTAATCCATAAGGCAATTTGATTGTGATGTATTGCTTACCAGAAATGATAACACCGCCTGTACTTCCCCTATATATACTATTTTCACCGTTTCCACCGTCATTTTCTTTTTCGACATGGCACGGGAAAAACACATGTTTTGATGAACTAGTTTTTTGCTTTTTAGCTTTATCATTTCCTAATGAAACACTGAAATCCTTAAAGAGTTCCTGTCTTTTATTATTGGAGAAAAACTCACTCCACTGACGGCGGTTACTTTTTTTAATCATAACGACCTCAAATCAAGCAAGTAAGATTTACATAAACTTGAAGCTCTTCTTGCATGACATAATCCTTAAAAACACTTAGTTCCAGAATTATTAACCGTTAGATTTATTTAGAAGTACCCTTGTTCCAATTCATTATTTTTGTTTGTAAAAAAATGCTCTCTTTTATATATGCAAAATATATTGATCCTCAAAAAAACATCGAGCTGGTCCTACTTACCAATGTGTCAGCACTTTTAGGATAGGGGCCCCTATCATTTCCTTCTTTTTAGTAATTTAATATCCAAACCCTTTTTACGTAGGATTTGCATCACACACCAAAATTTTAAAGGCCACATCTAGTTTCCCTTTATTATAAAATTATTACCTAGGGGTTGTTTAGAAATCTAAAACTTTTATAACTCTTACTCAGAAATTCTCTTTTTCATCAACCATAAATTACATAAAATATTATATTTATCCACAACTTAAATAAGCTTGATTCTTTAATTGATAAACTCACTAGAATAATATTTCTTAAAATAATAGGAGTATATTGACAGAAAAAAGCTAAAATATTACTCTCTAAAAGTTTTCTTCATAAAAAAGCATCAAAAAATGAAAACTATCATCGTAGCTTTTGTACTCTCAGCAATTTTGATCATTCTATCATTTTTATTTTACATGATTATAAAAACCCATTATAAGAAATAACAAAGAATTAAAAAAGCTCATTTCCGAACCAGAAATGAGCTTATGAAATCCACATAAACCTGAAATACTAAGTATGGCTACTTAGCAATATTAAATTAAATGAATTTCTTTGAAGAATCAATATTTTTTTTAAAAAAGTATCTAAAAAAATTTAAAATTATTACAAATATTATAATTATAGCTTTTAGCAAAGTTAATTTCTTTGCTGCTACAAAAAAGTAAAAGTTCAAAAAGAATAAAACTTCTAAAATTAGTTAACGGGACTAAGAAAACTATTTTTTAAAAGTTGCTTTATAATGTTTGGAATTAAAATAATTTACAATCTCTTCCCCATTATTTTGATTTTTTTCTAAATTTAAGGTTAAAAAATCTAATTCCGATTCCAAATTTATAAACTCGGGAATATATTCTTTGATAGGAGGGGGTGGCTTAGGGCCCCCTTCAGTAATTTTTTGAATAAACCCAGCTAACCATAAAATGTATTCTTCTCTTAAATTATAAGAAGGAATCAAACTTACATCAATCTTTACCTTACAATCATTTTTACTTTTACTCAGTACTTCATTGAAATCAATAAAATTATATTTCAGCTTATATTCTGTACCCTTAATTTCTTTTCGAATCACCTTCATAAGAATATACATATTTTCTAAAACATCTTTAGAAAATAGTTTTTCATTTTTCATTTTTTTGTAAATAGTCTCAGCAAGAAAAAGATATTGTGGCATGTTACAAATTCCATTTCATAATTTCCTCTTATTCTATAATATAGAATTATTAAATTAATATTACAAGAATTTACTCAAAGTTTTTTATTTTAAATTTTGAAGTAATATCAAAATATTAAGATAGTAATTCCTAATAAAAAGGTCTATTTCTTTTTTAAGAAATAGACCTAGCGAAAAAAGCGCTCAAACCTAAAAATGGCTGATTTAGTATTAGCTGCCCTTATTCAAGTTGGTACTATTAAGTAATTTAGAAAATGCTCAATTAACCTCTCTCTTTAAATTTCTCTGCTTCCATCTAGTCCCTACATCTTATGAAATGGACCCCATATTGCATTCATATTCTTGAGCTGCTTCTCTTCGTAGTTAAGCCTTTTTCTGATTAGCTTGAACTTGGGTCGGGGTTAGCTTGTTTGGATTGTATTTTTTTGAGCGTTTTTTGCTGGTTGCTTTAGATTTCATTTGCACCCACCCCCTTTAGCTCTTAACTTTTCAGCAACTAAACGATCAGCTACACGCTTAACTCGATTCCAAACAAAGTTGTGATCAATTTCAGAACGACCTTGATAAATACGTTCAAGTTGAAATGCCGTAACTGAATAATCCACTTCTAAGGCCAGTAAATCCCAATCTTCATTAAAAGCTGTAGCGTAGGGGGTCAATTGGCTTTTCTGTGCCAAAATACGCAATTGGCGAGCATCTGGACCACGTTTTACAACTGGTTTTGGCTTAGATTTGATTAAACCAGTTGAAAGCGCCCATTCGACACAAGTTTCGCAACGACAACATAAACGCTTATACATAGGTCCGGTGCCGTGAGGCATATTGAGATCACGCCCTATAGACTCAACGTGTCGAATTTTATTACCAGGATGTTTCAGCCATTTCTTAACTGCTTTTTCTAATGCTTTTCGCTCCTTAGATTTAGCTGCTACGTTTGAGTAAGCAACTAATGCGTATTCAGATTTTTTCATATCAACAAATGCGTTCACTGTGCTTTACCTCCACCTATACGAGCATCATCCCAATCACATTCCACAATATCTAAGCCATCATGTTGAAATCTTGACCAAAGCCGGTCCCCAAGATCATCGCGAACCTCAGAAAGGCTTAGGTTTGAAATCACTACTGTTGGCTTCATCTCGTCATAACGAGTAAGTAGAACCTTATGAACACTCTCAAGCAGGTGAGGACGTTTTTCAGCACGGTCATGTAAGCCATATTCGTCAATAATTAATAAATCTTTGCCCACATAACGTTTTAGTGCTTCATCTTCGCTATCACCGCTACGGCGATAGGCACCCGCAATATCTTCAGCTAAGTCTGCAGACGTAATGTAAATAGCCTCCCAGTTTTTAATGATGATATTTTTCAGAATAGATGAACCTAGATGGGTTTTACCTGTTCCAGTACGACCAACAAGGAGTAAATTTCTAAAAACACCTGCATTGAAATCCATAGTGAACTTTTCACAAGTTTTACGAGCTTTGTCTTGTCCTTTGTGAGTTACTGCATAGTTGCTAAAGCCGCTATTTACATGTCTTTTAGGGATACCAGCTCGAGCCATTTTCAAATTTAAAATACGAATATTCTTATCGCTTTCATATTTTTCATTTGACTGCTTCATGATTTTTTCAACACAAGACTGACAAACGATTCGACCATGTACATTGATCATTTGTTCTTTGTGGATCTTACAGATCTGGTTTGTATGGGAAATTTTATATTCCAATTTTTGAGGCACTGCGTTCATATCAACTCACCCTTCACAGCTGTGTGAGCAACCGGTTCATATTTCTTTGGCGCTCCCCATTGATCATTTACGTTGCGTGGTAACGATTGATGGTTTGACTGTTGACCAGTAGTCATTTCGGGTTTTTCGTTTAGGTACCAAGATGCTTTGAAGGCACCCCAAGGATTTTGTCTTTTCAAACAATATTCGACGGCTTGCTGAAGTGTGATTCCTGCTTTTTGGGCTTCATTCAAAAGTGCGTCAAAAGCGTTTTCGGTGTTTTGAGCTTTCTTGGCTTTACGTACTTGTAAGAACTCAGCAGCGTCTTTCTCAGGTACACCATTTTTTTTCAAAGCACTCTTGAAACTAAATTTTGCTTGAGTCGATGAATCAACTTCGCCAACGGCGGAGTTGTTATTCCCTTCTGGATTCAGTGAATCAGGATTCAGATTAAGGGAATCAGGATTCAGATTAAAGGAATCAGGAATCAGGGCGTTTTGGTCTGAGATAGAAACAGTTTTAGAACCGTTATCTAACTGTTCTTGTGTGTTTCCACTACTGTTTGCTTGATTCGATTCACTTTCTTGATAACTGTTTTCAACAGCAGAACCAGTATTTTGAGGGGCAAATGGACCTGTTTTATCGTAAAAATGCTTTAAATCAGCTTTATTTAGCTGAATTGCCTTTCCAACAATTGTTTTGTTTTTTGGATTACGTTGATAGACAGTGTAGATGCCATTTCTGTCAGGTAGCTCACTATCTTTCTCAAGACCATGTGGGTTTTGATGTTTAACAAAGTTAACGATATGGATAACATCAATACCATCAGCGTTATATAACTCGATAAAACCAAACTTAGAAATGTTCTCTAACTGTTCTGCAACGTTTATATCGTCTGCAGGAAATAAAGACATTTTGATTTTCTTAGGTCGATTTTCGAGTCGGCCTTCGCGATCTGCTAAAGTCCAAAGCCCTATAAATAGCAATCGTGCTTCATAAGGTAATTCAATAATGTCTTCATTCATAAAGAATGAGGGCTTAATATTTCTAGATCTTGCCATTTCTTAAGCTGCCTCATATAAGTGTTCATGTGCAAAATTTGCACGTACTAAAGCTTCAGAGAATTGAGGAGGTACAGAATTACCTACCATTCTTCCCTGTTCTGTCTTAGTTAATTTGATAGTGTTTCCATGTTCATCGATCCCATGATCAATGATGTAAGTAGGTTCAAAACCTTGTGCAGTGAATAGTTCTCTTGGCTGAAGCATACGGAAGCCAATATCAACAATTTGGTGCAGCTCACCTTTAACCATTACAAGGCCAAAACGATCACGTGTTGGTATCGTACGAAGTGGCTCATGAATGCTATTTCCGTCTTTCTCACTACCGTAGAAGGCAGTTAAAAATGCTTGTACCAATGCAAAATGACCCGCACTTGTAGTAATGGTGTGTAATGGTTCATCTACTGGTTGACCAATGTTGTTATTACGCAGTTTCACCAGGTTGCTGACGACTAAACTGTTATGATCTTTTGCAGTAATCGTATGAAGTGGTTCACGAATATCACTACCAACTACACCCGTATAATGCTTAGCAATGAACGCAGTAACTAACGCATGATGCCCACCTTTCACCCCTGCGCAAATTGTGCGTAAAGGTTCATCAATAGGCATACATCTTGGGCTAGATGCATTTGCACACTCAGTAAGTACTGGGGCAACGCTTTTAACCTTATCCATTGGAACAATAAATGGTTCTGGATTATTGATCACATAACGGACTAAACCATTTGCTATACGGCGACAAGTTGCCTCAACTAGAGGTTTCTTACGAGTAAAAATACTTGGGCAAGGAATCGACCAATCTATACATTCTGCAGTGATTCGCCATGGTTTTAATTTCCCAGCTTTAACTGCTTTGCTATCTGGTGCAGCATGCGTAGGCTTGGGCCAAACTATAGGAAAATTGTCACGGCGAGCAACAAGAAAAAACCGTCTTCTTAGTGTTGGAGATCCGTTATCCCGAGCACTCATTACTCGCCATTCAACTTTATAACCTTGATGACGTAATGCATTAACAAAGCACCTGAATGTTTCACCTTTGTGCTTTTTACTCGGGAATCCATCTTTTCCTAGTCTGCCCCAAGTTTTGAACTCTTCAACGTTCTCGAGCATGATTATACGTGGTCGTGTAAAGTCAGCCCATCTAAGAGCAATCCAAGCTAAACCACGTATTTTCTTTTCAACCGGTTTTCCACCTTTTGCTTTAGAAAAGTGTTTGCAATCTGGACTAAGCCAAACCAGTCCTACAGGCTGATTGTTAGTAACTTTTACAGGGTCAACATCCCAAACATCCTCACAAAAATGACGAGTATTTGGATGATTAGCACGATGCATTGCAATTGCTTTAGGATCGTGGTTAATAGCAATATCAACGGGACGGCCAAAGGCTTTTTCTAAGCCAGTAGATGTTCCCCCCCCACCTGCAAAATTATCAACAATCAATTCATGAGGTAATAAGTTAAGGTTGAGGCACATATTCATAATGCACCACCATTAACTTTTTTAAGCGTTAGTAAAACAGTGAATAATTGACCTGCAGAATATTTAAATGTCTTAACTTCAGTGCACTCAACTAAAAAGCGATGTTCACCAAAATTAACCCTACTTCCTGGTCTATCAAGTGTATAACGGCTCCAACCTTCAGGAATCGGATCACAGGAAAAATGACCGTAGAATTTTTCAGGTCCACATTTAATGCTACAAAGGGGTTCAGCTACCCAAAAAACTTGATTGAGAAATTTTTTTCTCGCACGAAATTGATTGTTTTCCCCTTCCTTAATTCGCATATTTACCGCTATTTCGCATAATTCCCTATCGCGGATATTTTTAGCTTGGTTGCGGTCAACGATGAGTTTATTTTTCATATCGCTCACCCATCCAATCCAATTAATTTCTTAAATTCAGAAATCACATCTACCAGCATTTTTTCGAGGTATACGTAATCAGGATTTAATTTGGATGGCCCACTTTCCCAAAGCCAGTCTTCACCAAACAGTTCACACATGATTGATCGGTCTTTAAAAGTGAGCTGGTCAAAGAAATTTGAAAAACATTCGAATTCAATTTCTTTAAGGTGTTCATAAAAATTTCTAAGATCTTTTTTGGAAATTGCGCCACTTGATCGACCATCTTTTAATTCAGATAGCTTATTGATAGCTATGTATTCAATTACTTCATTACCATCCTCAACATCTACCCACTTTTCAATTTTAGGAAAAAGTTTATTAAGTAAATAAGGAGCATGGCATTGGGCAATGAACTCTTTAAAAGTTGGTTGACCAACATGAGAAAAGAAAGCGGAACCGGTAAAACTACTTAAAACGACTGTTAGACGTCCACCGCCAGCACTATATAAATTATTTGGATCAACATAAGCTAAAGCCCAGTCTGACTTATATTCACCTATTTTTTTGAAGACGAACTTTTCCATTAAAAGTTCCCCAATGAAATTGTCTTCTCTATATACAATCTGGCTCATGAGGCGCCACCTTGGTTAACTTTATAAGACTTGCCATAGAGGACCGACTCAATAGTGCTAGTACTTACAGCAAATTCTTTTGCCAAATCTTTAACTTTTGAGCCTGATGCACGTTTTTTCCTAACGCTCTCTACTTGCCCTTGATTAAGTTTTGCATTTATATGTGATGCCCCCTGCTTATATCCACCATGCTGAACCCTATCATTTGCATTATCTTGTTTTGTGCCATAAGCTAGATTTTCGTAACGATTATCGGATGGAATCCCATTTAGATGGCGTACTTCTTGATTTTCTGGAACAGGCCCAATAAATGCATCTGCAACAAGTTGATGAACACCAATTGGTCTTGATTTGCCATTACCGATATATACAGAAACGGTGCGATATCCTTTTGAAGTGGTAAATTGCGATAGTTCTTTTGAGTATGAAAAATCAACTCTATTTAGCCCTTTGGCTAACCTACCCTTGCGACGGTGTGTAAAAACTTTCCCATCTGCAGTGACTGAGTAACTGTTAAACGATGGACATCTTTTCATTGATCAATCCTCCGAAAAGAAATACACCAAACCCAAGGGTTTTCATTCCAAGATTCTTTACCTTTTATTGCTTCCCAATGTTTTTGAAAGTTAAGAACTGGGTTATGAGAATTATTGCTTTGCATAGTTGAATCAGTTTTAGGTTTATCAAAACCTTCAGCCTTAGCATCTACATCACTAATTTCATGTAAACGCTCAACACGGATATCAACTATTTCAAGCAAAACACGTGATGCTTTACGAGGCATACGAGAAGATGGCTTCCATCTAACTGGATAACCCTTTCCCTTACAGTCGTAATAAGCAATTTCATTTGGGTTATCTGCTTTGTAGACAAATGACTCATGAGGAGTTCCACCTAAACTTCTAATTTTGGTGCCATACGTCTCTTGAACAAAAAGCTGGTCGCCAATTGCTCCAAAAGGACAAATTTTCTGAAAATAAGAAGATATTTGTGATTTAGAATCTTCTAAACCAAAGAACTCTCCAAGATGTTCAGCTATATCAATTTTTTTTTGAACTTTACTCTTAATAATTCGGCGTGTTTGCGTCTTAGATCCATTTAAAATGGCCCTAACCATTTCTGAATTAAATAAAATTGGACGTACCGTCATGCTGCACCTTCCTGAGCTGGTTTATACAAGCTCACTTGTTCAGCATAATTCCAAGCACGTTCACAGATATTATTAAAAGAAGAGCGTCTTTCATCTAACCACTGCTTACGCCATTCTTTTTGTTCAGCTGGATCTTTAATTAAGTTGTAAGCTTTGAAAAAAGCTGTTCGGTCAAGGTAGGAACCTAATAAAACGCTATTAAAGCTATCTGCTAAATCTTGTTTTTCTTCATCTCGAACTTGAATAAGTGTTTCTTCAAAATTTGTTCCAAATTTAGAGATAAACCATTCTTCATGTCCACCGAAAAGAAAGAACGGAACATCTAAATCATGTTTTATCCCCTTCGCGGAGTATTGACCATTTCCAAGTACACAAGTAACTAAAGCAGCAATTTTTAAATTTGGTGCTTCAAATGTACATTTATCACTAAGGTTTATTAATTCAAAAATCACTGTTCAGTCCCTACCTCAAATCGTAAATCTAAGAAAGCTTGGTTCACTGGACCTACATAACGTGACCAGCCAAAGTTTTCTTGCCAAAACCACCAATTGTTCTGCTCGTCACGCTTCCACGGCGTTCCCTCAGAATCTGTGTGATTGGTTCCTAACGGCCAAACCTTTTTTTCTGAAGTCATGAAATCTCCTTTTGTGCATTGAATGCACGATCTAGAAATTTCTCTTCATCGGTTTGAGTGTTTACGATTTGATGCGGGGCATCTTGATTAATAAGACAAGTTGAGCACTGTTCTTCTTTAAAATCAGTGCATTTGCCTGAGCAGTGATGATTTGCTAAATTACTCACGTTCATTCTTCCAAGGGTTTGAACAGCCATAGACCATTTCCTGTTGGCGCAGGGAGTGGTTTTTTATTTCCAGCTAAGTAGATCAAGCTGGACTGATTTATCACTAGCATTTGTATGCCGCGATTTTTCGGCCCGTAAAGGCACTAATTCGAAGGTATCTCTGGTATACCCGTTATCTTTTGACCCACAAAAAACATTTCTGAGAAACTGGTATTCGGATTCAGCTTCTGAGACTTTTCTAGTGCAAATGTTTTTAATTACCTCGAGAGAGCTTTTACCTGCCATCTCACCTTCTACTTCTGAAATCTTTTTCTTACACATAGAACGGATGAGATTAGATAAGGAATTCTTGCCTTCTAGTTTGGCAATCCATTCCATCTTTGCTTTTTCTTCTAAAGTTAATTTCGATGATGCATTTGCAAGAAGTTTTTCAGCCATGGTTATGCCTCATACATTCCTAAAATTGGTTTTTATGCAGATCGATTTAATTGTTTTGTCTTGGATTCCTCATATTCTCTTTTCTGTTCAGAGGCAACTAACGCGTCTAAAGCAACACCTTTGTTATAAGCAACTTCTTTTTGTTCGCCACTTGCAATTTTTGAAACAGAACTTTGAGAAATCCCAGTTCTTTCTGAGATTTGCTGTTGAGTCAAACCTCGACTATTTGAAAGGTAAATAACCTTATCTTGAATATTCATGCACATATAAATGCCTCCGTGTTAAGGCATATTTTTATTCACTAATGAATAGTTGTCAATACATTAATGAATTGTTTCACAAAAAATATTCATTTTTGAATAAAATTAGCTATCCATCTTGGAGTTGGAAAAATGCACCTTCAAAAAAACGTTAAGTACCTGTTAAAAAAATACAGCACTACTACTACAGGTCTTAGTAAAAAGTCTGGAGTACCACAACCTACACTTTTTCGTTGGGAGAATGGGCAATATAAAGAACCAAAGATATCTACCGTTGAAAAATTAGCCTCTTGGGCAGGCTATGATGCCAATACACTGCTCAATAATGACTTAGAAGCCATTGATAATATTAATAATGATTTAGATGAATTGGTGTTAGATAACAATGTAAATCTATCAAATAAAATCAAATTAGATGGAGAGCAAATTCCAGTTATTTCTTGGGTTGCAGCAGGTTCATTTACAGATGTTCAAACAGTATTGAAGGACACTGAAGTACTTGAATGGCTTCCACCAATGAAGAAAGCTGGAAAAAATGGTTATGGACTTATTGTAACTGGTACATCAATGTTACCTAAATTTGAACCAGGTGATCGAATATATGTAAATCCAGACTACCCAGTTTTTGATTTAAAAACCAATGATTTAGTTATTGTTTCTTGTGCTGGTGATACACAAGCTACATTTAAGAGATTAATAATTGAAGATGGAGAAGAAAAATATTTAGAGCCACTAAATACTAAATGGCCTGAACAAATTATTAAGCTAACAGAAGAATGTAAGTTGGTTGGTAAAGTCGTTGGTATGCATAGAGAGTTTTAAGGATAAATAAGATGTTGAAAGTAACTGAATTTCAAGGAATTAATACTGTTTTAACAACTTTTGCAGAAGAAGTTATAAAAACTCAACCTGAATTAGCTGCTAATATTCTTTTAAATATTAAAAATATTTCTAATGAACACCATCCGTTAGTTGAACAATCTTTCATCTTAGATAATTTTGAAAACCATGATTTAGCATCTTTAAATATAAAAGAAGCTTTAAATAGTTTTAATCATGAGTTAGCAAGATTAATGATTTTGACTAAAAATAATTTGATCAAAAACTAAAAATGATTGGATTCCGTTCAATTGAATGTTAACCCTTGTAAATACATGTAAATATATACGAAATACTCAGTTTAATACTGGGTATTTTTTTGCCCTAAATAAATCATATTGGTTGTTTTATATACAATTAATTCATTAGTGAATAATTTGTTGTTGATTTAATCTATTCATTGATGAATAATAATTTCACCAACACATCTCATGGTGAATAAATAATGAGTACATTACGCTCTACAGATTGCGAAGAATTTATTAATGACATCGATGGCGGTGCCTTTGCAAAACAACTTGGCTATGCAGTTAGTAAGGTTGCAAGTGCTGCTGTTGATACACAAAAAGTCGGCGAGATCACAATTAAATTAAAGTTCTCTAAAGGCGTTGGTCACAACAACGTAACTGTAGAGCACAAACTAATTTCAAATGCCCCACTCCCAAAAGGTAAAAGTGTCGAAGAACACGGTGACAAAACACCTATGTATGTAAACACACGTGGTGATGTATCGCTTTTTGCTAAACACACTGACCAGCTTTTTGAAGAAAAAGCTTAATTTTTAAATCTTTTTTACTCAACTAAAGGAAAGACCTTCATGTCTGAAAAAATCGAAATCGAAAAATTTCTAGGTTTAGCTAAACCTGTAATTCAACTTGAGCGTGGTCAGCTTGTAGCTTTGCATCATGACTATAGTGTTATAGCTGCTGAAAAATTTATGGATGCTCGCTTCCGTCCTCATGGTGAATTTACTACACCAACATTTAACGACTTTAAAGATTTTGTAGTTGCAGAAGGCGGTAAAAATACACCAATTTTTGTTAATCAAAATGACATGAAAGCTATTGCAGTTCTTAACTTCCATGGTGAAGGACAAGCCCAAGGCCATTGTGACTACTTAGCTTCTTTATGTTTAGAATCAACTGTTGTATGGAAAAAGTTGAATCAACTTAAAGACCATAAATTAGATCAACGCAACTTTGCTGTTTTCATTGAAGATTGGGCTCAAGTACTTAATGCATTTGATGAAAATAATAATGTCATTGATATTAAAGATGCCCTTGTTGCAGTACGAAATATGCAAATTGAAGCATCGACTACTAGTAACGCTGAAGTAGAAAACACACGTCAGGTTCAATCTGAAATGGCCCAAATTGCAGCGTCAGCTAAAAAAGGCGTATTACCAGCTTATTTCACCATCCAAGATTCAGCTTACTTAGGTCTTGCAGAACGAGAAATCAAATTACGTTTAATTGTGAATAGCACTGGTAGCACACCTCAATTTGCCATTCAAATTGTCAAAGAAGAATTATTACGTAATGAAATTATTGAAGATTTCAAAGAAGAAGTAATAGCTTTACTTCCTGAAAACCCTGTACGAATTGGGTCATTTAAATCTTAAGAAATAAAAAAGCCCTGAAAACTTTGGACGGCTATCGGGGCTTTTTTCAACCAATACTACGTAAACGTCAAAAGGTGAACTCTCATGGATCACTACAAAGACAAAGTTATAGACGAACAAGGCTTGATTAGCGTTTCGGAGGCGTTACGAGCTATGGCTTGTGGTCGTGTTATTCAATGTTCAAGTAAAGACTTTCCAAATTGGAAGGACATGGAAATCACAAATATTAATGCGAAAAATTTAATTGATGAAGAGCGCATTAATAAAAACGGCTTGAAGTACAGATATAAACCTTCGCAAATGTCTGTAAATGCTGAGCTAACACAAATGAAAAAGCCTCAATGACTTTGGACGGCTATCGAGGCTTTTTCTACCAATACTGTACGTATAAAGGCAAATTATTATGAATCAGAAATATATAAACAGTCAATCTGCCCCATCTACACCTATTTGTTTCGTGCCTGAACTTAGCGGGAATAAAACAAATAAACCAGCTACTTCTAAACTTTATCAGCATCCATCAGCAGAGGATCTAAAGTTTAAAAAAGATAGTAAATGGCCGTATGTTTTATGCTTCCTTATATTTAGTGCATTAGCTATTGCTTTCCTTTATGCGTGTGATGCAGAGGCTCAAGTGCGTGAGCAGAAGACTCAACATTGGCAACAACAATTTAACTCAGGCGAACCTGTTGATGTTCAAGTACATGTAGTTAAATTAGGTGGTGCACAATGAGAACAAACTATTTACGAGGATCTAAACGTTACGAAAATAATCTGAATGGTCAAGTAAACCATAAATCAACTTTCCGTGAATTCGTAGGGAAGGATGAAGAACGTGGTTTATACAAAGTCCGTCTTGGCTATACAGTTTATGCTGCAAATCCCACTTTAACTCGTGTTTATACGGTTAATGAAAACAATGAATTAACTCCTGTTTCACAATATACGTTAAATACAAACGAGTGGATTTTACGAAATCTAGAAACCGAAATTAAATATCGTAGAGGACGTGAATTAGGTCAAATTCTTCAAAAAACGCACATCCCTTCCCCTGATCGGAAAGCCTACAAAATTCGTCGTGGCTTTCTTGGTACACGCTAGTTGGGGATATTTATGTTAGCTATTAAATCTTTTCGTGTGATTTATGGTACCTGTCCAAGATGTACTAATGACAAATGCACTTTAGGTGTTAGTCATTCTGGCTCTGGTGCTCAATGGGAATGTCACAACTGCGGCTTTTGCTGGCCTAACAGTTAAATGGTGCATGATCAATGAAAGCAATTATTTTAGATACGGAAACCAACAAATTAAATGGTTATCCAATTGAAATCGCTTATGCGCCTTTTAGCTTAGAGAATGGTCAATTGTTAGTTCATAAGGATGAGGTTTTTAACCGTTTCTATTCTTGTCCTGAACCAATTGATTTAGAAGCAATGGCTGTACACAACATCATTGAAACGGATATTGAAGGTCAACCAAGTTGCGAATCGTTCCGGTTACCTGAAGGTGTTGAGTTCATTGTCGGCCACAATATTGATTACGACATCAAAGCTCTAAATAAATGTGGACCAGCAATTAAGGTAAAGACTATATGTACTTTAGCTTTAGCAAGGGACGTATGGCCTGATTTAACAAGTCATAAATTGGCTGTTCTGTACTATTTCGTAATGAGTAACCGTGAAGAAGCACGCAAGCATTTAAGACATGCACATTCAGCACGGGCGGATGTTTATTTTACTGGGATTATCCTTATAGCTCTAATTGAACGACTGGGAATTAAAGACCTTAATTCTTTATTTCTTATGTCTGAAGCAGTTCGTTTACCCAAAATAATGACTTGGGGTAAACACAAAGGAACACCTCTTAAAGAATTACCGCGCCCATATATCTCATGGCTACTGAATAAAGAAGACCTTGACCCACATTTGCGTAAAGCGCTTCAAAATATTTAAAGGTTAGCAACTATGAAACCTACTCTATTTACGCCTGAAACATGGGCGGAGTTTACCCAACAACTCAAAAATTCTTGGGAAAATGATAACGCTGGTACAGATTCACCTATTTTCGTTGTTCAATCAAAAAATATTGTGTGGGGTTTAGACCCTGCAAGCGATTCAGTTGAAATTACGAATATTGTAGATGTAGATCAGGAATCAAAATATAAATCAGTTGAAGAGTTTTTTGATTCACTAAAAGCTGCAGAAAAACATGATTTAAATGGATTGGCTATTGATGAAGAAGATGAGCTTTTCCTCGATGCCAAAGTATCAACACAAATTAATATTTTATCGGAATGGAACGAACGCAACGTCTATATTTGTCATGGTAAATATTTTTGGGAAGATATTAATTGCCATCTAACACGGTCAGCTGCTGAAGCATTTATTAATCGTAAATCACATGATTATGGTGAGTTACGTGTATTTGTAAAATCACTTTATTGGTGTGATGAGTTTAAAAATCTACTGAATGCAATTATTAATGGTGAAGTGGGTTTGACAAGTATAGATGACGACAACATTCTAAACGTTTTGGGACCAATTGAACCTAAAGCAGATAAAGAAACTAACTCAACTCAAGCAAAAAAATCTGCGAAGAAGGCCAATATCAAAGAGGAAAATTGGACTCGTTACCATAATGACAAACCGGTTGAGTCTCCGTTAGCTGGCCTTATTGAAAAGCTAAAGAAAACTAAAACTGCAGATGCAGCTAATAGTCTTATTGAGGAAACGAAAGACTGGGCTTCTGAAGATCAAAAATCTTTTTTAACTGAGTTAAATAAACACTTAGTCATTATTGCTGGTCAATCAAAAGAAAATATTTCTATTGGGGAAAAGATCAGACAAGCAAAGGACCTGACTACATTAGATGCCCTTGAAATTGATATTTCTGAAGCTGATGAACGTATACAAGAACGTCTAATGGAGCTGGTTGTAAAAAGAAGAAAAGAACTTGAGGTTGAAGGTAACTTTTTATTGGAGTCGCCTCAATGATTCAAATTTATAACAGCAAAACTAGAACTTTTACTGTGATAGGTAAACGAACCCAAGTTTTCTTAAATGTATCACTTAATGAAACTGAAGCTTTGCTCTTCAAAGCGAAACTTAAAGATTCCATTTGGAGATTCTAACATGATGAAGTACATCCCTGACTCAATGTCATACCCATTCACTGTTTGGATGTCCGAAAGTGGTTTCTATCCTTCTTATAAAAAAGGATACATCGTTATGAAGCGTGGCAAAGAAGTGGCAAAGATTTCTTTAATAAAAACAAAAAAAGGTTTCGAAATGAATGAAGTCTGTCAAAAAAGATTTACTTCATTTTGCCGGGTTTGGATGAATAAGGATAAACGTTTTATTAACCAGCTTCGAATGCGTGGCATTTCTAATTCAATGAAATTCAGTTATCAAAAGGTGGCAGCATGACAGATTTGAATAAGGGAAGAGAGCTAGAAGCTCAAATTGAAACTTTTAAAAAAGAAGCTATGGAGCTTTGGTTTGTGCCTAATTTAGCTGACACGTTCAAAAATAAGGATCTTTTCATCTATTCAATTATAGATGGTGAAGTCTTCTTTATGCGTGAACAGGCTCGACAATTATGGAGCTTTTGGAATAAAGCCAAAGCTCAGGCGGTGCCGGAAAATACCGAAAATTGGTATCTCAATGAAGATGAAGGCCTGTGGCTGGATCATGACGGTATTGATGGAACTCTTTGCGAGTTGGGTATAGGCGAGGTTAAGCCAGTAAAACACAAAGAGTATTTAATAACTCAAAGCAACACTTTGTATGCCGCAAGAGTTTGGAATAGTGACGATGATCATATCGCATGGAAGTTATTTGAATCTGAAGAGTCTGCATTAGAAGCAGCTAATTATTGCAAACAGATGTATGAAGCAAGCGAATCAGGAGCTGCTAATGAGTAAATCAACATTATGGGCGGTTGCAATGCGACCTGAAGGCGATAGCCCTTTTAAACAAACCCCAGCAGCCTCAAAAGAGATAGCGGAGCGAGCTGTTGATCGTTATAGAAAAATGCATGAAAAGGAAGGCAACAACTTTTTCTTAGAAATTTTCGATGATGTTATCAAAGTCCAGAAATGGCACGGCACCCGTAAGGATCATATTAAAAAACTATTTTATGTAGAAAGCTGGTTCAACCAAGCAATGTATCAATGCTTTGATTTGAAGACTGCTGAACGTGTTTTTAAATTTGATGAAATTGTAATTTGCTACAAGAAAGGTTCTGCTCCCCTTGTAACCAAAAGCTTTGATGAGGCAAAACAATTTTACGGATATGGAGCTGAGGAATGAAATATCAAATACAACCAACACAAGTACCGGATGATTTAAATAGCTGCTGGTTCCATCCTGATATAGAGCTACATGACACAATTGGAGAGCATGCTGAGTTTTATACAAAAGAACAATGGGCACAACTGCAAAAGAACCTTGGTGTTTCTATAAAAATCGAAAACCTTGACTATTGGGATATTGAAGAGATTCCAGAAGATAATCTTAGTGATTGGTCCAACTGGAAGCCGCAGCCACCACAAGAAGGCTTATTTCTAATAGCAGCATTTGATTCAGAAAATGGCCCTGTTCTTTGGTGGGCAAACCCTAAAGCGGAAAGTAAGGAGGAGTAAATGG